GTATCAATTAAATTGCAATCTTTGGAAAACGGGAAAAAATTCTTCTTGGGTTTTTATGTTGAATTGGTTTCCATTTCACATTGAGTCTCTGTAAGTCATTTAAAAACTCATCATCAGGTCTATTGTGTTTGTGAAACATACAATTTAGTCTTATGCTGTTGATATCATCAAGTGAGTATTCCTTCAATAATCTGCTCATTGAAGTGTTGGACATCATCACCCCAATTGTTGCGTTGAACAACAAATGTTCTCCCTTTGTATTCAAAGCATGAACCAAGTTATGCTTGGTATAATCTAAAATCTCTTTAAAGGTGGTTTCCTTTGGTTTTATTTGACTATCTGGCAAATAGTAGTGTTCATATACCTCTGTAAAAAAGTCCTGAATTTCCACTACCGTAACCTCTTTAAGAGCGTTTTCTAATTCAGGGTCTTCGTCCCATTGGATTAAGAATTTTTCATACATCTCAAAGAATGGTAAAGATAGGTCTATTTTGTCTGTTAAAATGTTTTTAAGTTTTTCCATATTTAAATTTATAAAATTTATTTTGTTGAATCAATCAACCCCAAATCAATTTATCTAACCTTTCCTTCTTTTGTTCAGGGGTTTCAGTTGTTGTTGAGTTATGTATCAAAACCTTTTTGCCCAAGTACCTTGACTGAAATTCGTTGAGCTGTTTGTAGAAACCTTCCTCCAAAAACTTCTTTATGTTCTTGATATATTTTTCTTTACCTGTTTTGGTGTGAAACTCAACATAGTGTGGTGTAAGTTGAAGACATAAGTCTTTGTCTCGTTGAGATAGATTTTCCCAAATGGTCAGCGAATGTGGGTCATAGTCTCTTTTACCTTGGGGAAACAATTCAACGAACTTATCAAAGTCTTTATGTTTTTCATCGTATAACAAACCTACACCTTCATTATTACCAGTACTTATACCAGTACCATTACCAGTACCTAGACCAGTAGAGTTGGTCAACTCTTGGTCAAGAGTAGACAAACTCTTACCTGTGTGTTGAATGTATTGTAGGTTATATTTTTTTAATTCATCTAAAATAGGTTTATGGTAGTTACCTGAATCTGATAAACCTTTTGGTTGTTGAAATTCAAGGAATGAAGGTATATACCATTTCCTTCCTCCATCAATTACTTGTATCTTTTCCCTGAATTTGTTTGTTAAATAATTTTGGTCCAACGAAATCCCAATTTCAAATTGGGCTAATTCAAAATCAATAGTCCAAATACCAGCGTTGCTGCATTTGTCTAACAGGTAAAACCAAAATAATTTTTCTTCAACGGTGAGTGTACGAACAAATGGTTTTCTCCATTTCTCTGTGTCTGTGAATCTTTTTCCCATACTTTTTTTTAAATAAATATAACCAAAAGAAAATAATTTCCAAAAAAAAAGTAATAAAGTTTGATTTATTTTTAGATTTTTGATATTTATTATTGATGAAAGAATTGTTGAATCGTAGAATATGGGACAAAGAACAGGGGGTCAGTTACTTCTGTACCATATGTGGACAATATAGACCTGAAAAGGATTTCTATAAAGACGCTAAGAACAAATGGGGTAAAAGTTCAAAGTGTAAAAGACACTATACCAAAAGGGACCCTGATGAAGATAAGGAAAATGCTCACCTTAAATTCTCAAAGGTTAGTGAAAAAGATTTCGTTGGAGCAAGAATATTATTACAGAAACTTGGGTACGACACTACCAAGTCAGTGTCGGAACAGTTCAATAAAAAACACAAATTAAATTAAAACAACATGCAAGACTTATTAACAAAAAAAGACATTGAAATCCTTACCTTTATCGTTGAGGGAGGTGGTATTGATGTTTCAGTAGCTGCTAGCTCTGTAAACCAAAATAAAAACTTCTACATGAGAGTTAGGAAAATGGAAAACCTATGTCTCTTCAACAGAAAGAAATTTGATGGTGAACCATCATCATTCACCCTAACATCTAAGGGAAAACAAACCTATAATGAAATACTTACGAGCTTACAAAAAGAAGCTCAAACTTGCTGAGTTGCCATAACTCGGTTTCTTTTTATTTATTTCCCTCCTTGGTATTTATCAAGGAGGGTTTTTTATGACTAGGTATGAAGAAAGAATATTGTATCCAAATGCGGTAAAGGTGCTTGAAGCAATGGGCTATCAAGTTGATGGGGAGGTTGATGTCCATACCCAATTCATGCTCAAATACAAAAGTGAATTTGAAAAGAATCCAACGACAAGAAAGAGGGGACCTTACAAGAAACACACAAGAAAAAAAAGAAAAAATATTTAAGAATAAATTTGACTGGTAATTTGTAAGTTCATATCTTTATAAAAAAAAGATAACACTATGAACAAGAATTATGAAACAAAACCTTTGGGGTTTGATAGGACTCAGTTATTCAAAGAATATACACAACCTATCACAAACAGACAATCAGCACTTAAAACAGCCATGACCCTTATGACCGCTCATAATCTTCAATGGAGCATGAAGGACATTATGTTGGTTACCGAGCGTGTTCAGAACTGGATGGAGACAGGAGACGATAGATTCGTTCCAAGAATGGACGAGTATTTCAAGTTAAAACATGACCAAAAACTTGAAGAGTTATTAAAGGACTTAAAGAATGTAGAAGCTTTCTAAGACGGGGGTCTTATATGTGTGGTCAAGGGGGATAGAAATATCCCCCATTTTTTTTTAAAATAATTTTTGTGATATCAAATAAAGTAGTATCTTTGTTCTTCATCAATAAAAAACAAACACAATGACTCCCAAAAACAAACAACTACTTCAAAACCTTCGTGGAATTAACCTACAATCTACCAGTCAAGAATTTAAAATTGCAATCTACCCATGTTCAAATTGTGACTGCGGTTCAATAAATTTCTGGATGGGATATGTTGATAACGACTCCCCCGTAATCAACATAGACATTACAAATGATAAAGGTCTTAAAATTGCAACCGACTGTTTCAATTATTTCAATGAACTTGAAAAGGAGATGACTACAACAAATTTTTTAACTCTGTTAAATAAAGTTTTTATTAAATCAAAATAATTCAATATCTTTGTTCTTCATCAATAAAAAACAAACACAATGAAACTTACACAAGACACACGAATCAATGCAATTGCTTACGGTAACAACAAATTTGAAGGTAACATCAAAGGTGTTCAGCAAAGAAACATGAATATTTCTCTCATTGACCTAATGATTGAACTATGTGCTTCTGCCACAATCAAAAATCACCCCGTTCCTAAGGATATTTTTAACAAAGAATTTGATGTTATTGGTGTTTCCTATAATGAGTTCGGGCACAAGTTTACTTCACTCGTTTATGAGAATAAAAAAGAAGGAGAATTTTGTCTAATTAACAAGCTTGATTTGGCTGGTACCTTTTAATTTTATATCTTAGCAATTCAAAATTAAACACTATGACTATCAGGGAAATTTCAATCAAGGATTACAAAGAGTTTAAATCATCTGTTCAATCAGGTATTAGTAAACACATTAAGAAATCACCTTCAATGTTTTCACAACACATTGCAACAATGTACAAGAAAACTCAGAATGGTAGTTTTGATGTTCTTAGAGTAATTTTTAAAAGTAAATCTTACTTGGATATTCCTGTACTGAAATAATTTTCTTATCTTAGCAACTCACCATTAAAATAACAAATATGAAATATTCAGATGTTTTCAAAGAAATGATTGAACTACACAGTGTATACACAGATATGTTGTGGTTTGCAAGGACAAATGAAACTACCCTTTCTACGATTGAATTGGCAAGAAAAAACTATGATAGAATTGAATCACAATTCCCTGAGCTTGTAGACAAATTGAGAAACGATGATTCAAATTTTGAACATGGTTTTAACTCAGGTGTTGTAGCCGCAATCAGATATATGTTAGACCTAAAAGAAACTGACTTAGAAAATGCTCGTCAAAATTTTCCCGACTTGGATAGTTAAGCCTGAGCTGGAAAAGCACCTGTAATTGAACTTGGAACGGGACCATACCAACTATTGTAAAACTGAGTTGGTTTCATTGCAATTGACCTACGATTTGCTGACCCTCTTTCAGGTAGAATCTTTCCAATATCAACGACATTATACTTTGGATATAGGTTAGCTTTGGCACATAACCATCTCCTCATATTTTGGTCAAAAAACTCAGCTGTGGACCTTGCATTATCTTTAAGATACTTGAATGTTCTGATATCAATGTTTGACCCTTGCTCGTTTCTATTCTGTACAAGACCCACATTTACCCACTTCACAAAGAAGTTATCAAGTCCGTGGTAATAAGCCCACTGAGTTGTTGCAGGAACGATGTATTTGTCCAATAGATACTTGTTATCAGGAGTTAAACTACTACCTGATACTTGGAATTGTATTTCTTCATAGAGTGGTTGACCCAGTGTCTCCTGAATGTTTATATTTTGGGCAGTAAGGATTGCAAATCTAAGTTCACCTGAGTCAACATTTTCGTTGATTGCAGTATTCGTTTTCAAATAATCCTCGGATATAAAAAATACATCAGTCATTAGATTACAGTGTTTTGTTCAATTTTTAGGTCAACAGGTATTCCGACATTTGTAAGTTCAATTAAAGGTTTCAATTCACGAATTAAGAAATTCTGAACTGGCATAATTGATGTTTTCATAAATAACCTGTGGGCTGTTTCAAGTAATTCAGCACCTGAATTAAATCCTGTTGGTGAAGGAAGACCAATAAGAGCTCCATCAGGGATTTTATGTCCTGATAAGATTTGTCTTTGGATAAGTTCAAAGATTTCAGTATAAGCTCCTTGCTGCATTCCTGATGCTATCTGTGTGATTTCTGGTTTACCCAAATCCCCATCGGAATAGCTGACGGTGATACGCCCCGCTGACGAAGGACCAGAGTAGCGATTTTCAATTTGACGAAGTATGTCCCTTTCTTCTTGTTCAGATTGAGGATAGCCATCAGAAAAATGCACCCACAAACCAGGATATCCGCCGTTAGTGATTAGTCCAAGATTGTGTACAGATATTGCATGGTTCAATCTTATGTCGTTTGCAACAGAAAGGTATTGTGGTGCTCCATAAGCCCAATAGGCGGGGTTTCTATCCCTTATATGAACAATCTGTCTGTGAGTGAATACCTTTGGATTAAATTGAAGAAATTCAATTACCCCTGACTTCTTAAAGTTTAACCAGTCACGGCAGTAGTAGTATTTTTCAACTTCCATTTCTGCGTTATCAGGTAAACCTACCCTCATATATTTTGATGGAATATAGTGTATACCAGCAAGTCCTTGGCTTCTGTCTTCCTTCCAAATAACTTCAAGGAATAAATTACCTGTAACAAGGTAATCAAATACCATATCTCTGAATACATCATTCAAAGTTTCTTTGGTTGAAATACGATAGTCAGTAATAAATCCTTGTCCCACGACATTGTCTATCTTGGAACGAATACAAGCATTATGGATTGGTGAAAAATCCAATAGGTCATATAGACCCATAACAAATATGTTATCTTGTCCCCAACTTACCCAAGGCACACCACGCATTACACGCTCCTCAAATTTAACGAGGGAATCAAGTTGTTTGGAAAATTGAATATTTTGTATTACTTTCTTCATCTTATAATAAATATAGGTTAGTTTTGATATATAATAACCGCTTCCGTATTACCTGTGTAGTTTAGTGTTCCTATTGGACTATCAGTTTCTACCATCAACATTCCCTCATATACGACATCATAAGATTGTGAAGGAAGTAAATTCGTTGGTGAATATTGCTCATAGATTTTTAGATACCACTCACCAGGAATTAGATGAACATTTGCGGTTGTCCCTGAACTACCAATTAAAACCTCAGGTAAAGAATCGTCAATTGATATCAAAAATAAATCCTTTGAAGGCTCATACCCCACAGCAAGTGATGGCTCACGATAAGGAATAAACCTTGCCGTCTGTTGTGATAACTTATGACGAACGGTCCACAAATAAGTAACAGCACCAGCTAACGACTTGTTTCTTGAACAGGTAACTAGTGCTTGATTATTTAATGAACCTTGTTGTAGATATATCATAGTTTATTTTTTTAACAACATACACTTGCGTCAACAGTAATATAAACATAAGTTGTTCCAACAAAATTATGAGTATAAGAACAACCTGTCGTTGAATTTGGACAATCTGCTGTGTCCCCGTTTATGCTACATGCTAACAAGGTTGAAAATACGATTGTATCCCCAACTTGAAGACCTGAAATGGTTGCAATATAATCACAACTCATTGATGCTGGTGTTCCAATTCCTAAGTATGAACCACCATTAAGACTATAACCAAACTCCTGTGAAGTGTTTATATATCTTGCATAAACATACAACTGACCACCAGGATTTGTACTAGTCTG